AGACGCTTGGTTAGTAACTACGACGAAATCAAAGCAATTAATCCTACCGGGCTCATTAAAAGCACAATCAAAGGCGACGGAACCGTTGACATTCCAGCCATATTTAAAGCATACACTCGCATTGCATACGAAAGCTATCATTTAGCAGATGGTATTGATAGTATCATGTTTATGAATACTGATACTCGTAAGTATTTGATTGTTAAAGACGGTGAGGATATGGTTAACAAGATGGGCGATCTTAAAGTAACATCGTTTACATGGAATGATGATCAGCAAAATCCAACGCCCGGTTACAACGTTAAAATCTAAAATTTAGGTTGACTTCCCCTACAAAATAACGTATAGTTAGTATTATTACATCAATAAAGGAGCTCTCTATGAGTGCAGATAAAGTCTTCAACAGTGAAGAAAAAGCAAAACTAGTACAAGTTATTAACGAAGGCATGACAGTCATGCAAGAAGTTGAAGATCTAAATGCAGGTCTCAACGACACAGTAAAAGCAATTGCAGAAGAAATGGGTATCAAACCTGGCGTTCTTAAAAAAGCAATTCGCACTGCACACAAAGGTAACTTCCACGAAGCAACGGAAGATTACAGTGTTCTTGAAAACATTCTACACACTACAGGTAAAGCATAACTTGCAACGAGTTAAAGATTTCTGGATTCAGAGCTACACAAGCGATAGAACTGCATTCACATTCGAACTCATTAGTTTTGTGTTTGTTGTGAGTGCTAGTCTATATATGGCAACGCATGCAGCCAACCCTGATATGCGTTACATATATCCAGGATTCTTTGTGGGTAGCGTTACACAAATATATGCAAGTTGGCGTAGAGGTGCAGCATGGATTATGCTTCTTACATCATACTTTGCTTGTGTTAACGTATTCGGCTTTGGCCGTGCAACGGGCTGGTGGTAAGTGAGTGGACAACGCAAATGGCTAAAACTCTGGGCTCGCACAGTGGGCATGCCAATTGGCATCACTGATGATGACAAGCCTGAGTTTTTACCAATTACACAACGAGATGTTAGAAAAGCATTAGCACTCAGAACATTCTGGATAGTATTGCATGTCATAACATGTTTTATGATCATTGCAGGAAACGGAAAGACATTAGGACTATGGTAGAAAAGAAACCATATCAGTGGCTAGCATGGGTAGCCACAGTTAGTTTAGTCGGAGCGGCTTGTTTAGCAAGTTTTGTTCCTGAACTATATTGGCATCATTGGGCATTTATTTTGGCAAACGCATTATGGATATTAGTAGGCTATCTTTGGAAAGAAAACTCTTTACTTTGGATGAATATTCTGTTAACATGTATATACATTGTAGGATTATTCTAGGTTCGTTACCTTTAACAACATGATTCATGGCATAGTTGGCCATAACAACAAGGAGAACACATGTACGTCGACGCTCTGTTTGACCGTGACAAAGACCGTATCTACATTGTAGAACGAGACAAGCAAGGTCAGCGACAGTTTAAAGACTTCGCTGCAAAATATATTTTCTATTATGATGATCCAAAAGGAAAGCAACGTAGCATTTATGGAACGCCTGTTTCAAGAGTGCAATGCCGTACTATGCGAGACTTTCGCAAGGAACTAAAACTAAACGGCAACGTAAGGCTTTATGAAAGCGACATCAATCCCGTATTCAGATGTTTAGAAGAAAACTATTTAGGACAAGATGCGCCTGAATTGCAGATTGCATTCTTTGATATTGAGGTTGACTTTGATCCAGACAAAGGGTTTAGTCCCCCTGAAGATCCATTTAATGCAGTAACAAGTATCAGTATATACTTGCAGTGGTTGGAAAAAATGGTTACACTTTGCGTCAAACCAAAGGGTATGAGCAAAGAAGATGCTGAACGCATATGTAATAAATTTGACAACTGTTTCCTGTTTGATACAGAATCTGAACTACTTGATATGTTCCTCAACCTAATTGAAGATGCTGATATTATCAGCGGATGGAACAGTGAAGGTTATGATATTCCCTATATGGTCAATCGTGTAAAACGTGTACTAAGCAAAGACGATACACGACGTTTTTGCTTGTGGGGTCAGTATCCTAAACAGAGAACATTTGAACGTTTCGGCGCAGAACAAGTAACATTTGATACAATTGGGCGTGTACATATGGACTACATGCAATTGTATCGCAAATACACATATCATGAAATGCATAGTTATTCACTAGATGCTATTGGTGAATATGAACTTGATGAACGTAAAATACAATATGAAGGTTCCCTGGATCAACTGTATAACAATGACTTTGAGAAGTTTATTGATTATAACAGACAGGATACTATGCTATTACATAAACTTGATAAGAAGTTAAAGTTCATTGATCTTGGTAATGAACTTGCTCATGCAAACACTGTGCTACTGGCAACAACAATGGGTGCTGTTGCAGTTACAGAACAAGCAATTATCAATGAGGCACATGAACGTGGGCTAGTAGTTCCAAGTCGTAAGAGCCGAGAAGAACTGGGTAACACACAGGCGGCGGGTGCATATGTTGCATATCCTAAAAAAGGTATGCATGATTGGATTGGTGCAATTGATATTAACAGTCTGTATCCTAGTGCTATTCGTGCATTGAATATGGGTAACGAAACTATCGTAGGCCAGCTAAGACAAGACTATACAAAGAGTGTTCTAGATAAACGAATGTTCGAGGAAAAGAAAAGTTTTGCTGAAGCATGGGAAGGTGAGTTCGGAACATATGAATATGATCTTGTAATGAAGCAGGACAAGGATCAGGAGATCGTTGTTGAATGGGAAAATGGTGGTGAGGATATCCTCACAGGCGCACAAATTTATAAACTTGTATTCCTAACTGGTAACCCATGGATACTAAGTGCAAATGGTACTATCTTTAACAGTGATGTAAAAGGTGTTGTGCCAGGATTGCTAGAACGCTGGTATGCAGAGCGTAAAGAGCTACAAGCAAAAATGCGTGAAGCAAAGGACGATAAAGAAAAAGCATTCTGGGATAAGCGACAGCTGGTTAAGAAGATTAACTTGAATAGTTTGTATGGTGCTATCCTCAATCCAGGTTGTCGCTTTTATGATAAACGTATTGGACAAAGTACTACATTGTGTGGTAGAAGTATTGCAAAGCATATGGATGCATTTGTCAATGAATGTATTACTGGTGATTATGATCACTTAGGTGATGCTATTATATATGGTGACACAGATTCATGTTATTTTACTGCATATCCAATGATTAAGGATCAAGTGGATGCAGGTGAAATTGAATGGAATAAGGAGACAGCAATACAACTCTATGATCAGATAGCTGATAGATTGAATGATAGTTTTCCTGAATATATGAAAGATGCATTCAACTGTCCACGTGAAAACGGTGCTATTATTAAAGGTGGTAGAGAAGTTGTCGCAACCAAAGGTCTATACATTACTAAGAAGCGGTATGCACTATTAGTATATGATATTGAAGGTTACAGAACTGATACAGGTGACAGTCCAGGCAAAATTAAAGCAATGGGCTTGGATCTCCAACGTAGTGATACACCTAAGATTGT